GTCCAAGAAGCTGTCAGCGACTTGGAGCAACGACAAATTAATTCTTCCTATGCATGTACTTATTATCCGTGGGTTCAAATCCGAGATACCATCAATGGAAACCTCTTATGGGTTCCTCCAAGTGTTATCTCTCTGGGAACCTTCGCTTCTTCGCAAGCTAAATCGGAACTGTGGTTCGCCCCGGCTGGATTTAATCGAGGCGGACTTGGAAATCTTGGAGGCCGGCGAGGTCCCCCTGTTATCTCTGCAAGACAAAGGCTTGATTCTAATGAAAGAGACTCTTTGTACGAGGTTAACATTAATCCAATCGCTACATTCCCTGCCGAAGGTGTTGTGATATTCGGACAAAAAACTCTTCAAGCAGGACAATCAGCACTAGATCGAATTAATGTCCGCAGGTTGCTTCTTTATCTAAAGTCTAAAGTTAGCACAGTTGCTAGAAATCTTTTATTTGATCAAAATGTTGATTCTACTTGGGCAAGATTTAAATCTCAAGTCAATCCAGTGTTAGCAGGTACGCAAGCGAGATTTGGTTTAACAGATTATAAATTGGTTCTTGATGAAACAACGACAACTGCTGACTTGATTGACCGTAATGTTATGTATGCAAAAATCTACATTAAGCCTGCTCGAGCCATCGAATATATTGTTGTTGATTTTGTTATCACCAGAACTGGTGCAGAATTTGTTTAAAGTACTATTTAATTTAAAAGGAGAAACACTCAATGTCATTTTGGTCTGAAGCACATGGAATAGGGAACAAGGAGCCTAAAAGAAAATTTAGGTTTAAGATTATTTTCAATGGTCTCGCTGATGATTCCGGTTATGTATGGTTTGCTAAATCTGTTAACAAGCCTAATTTTGAAATTAGTGAAAGCGAACACACTTTTCTAACTCATAAATTCTATTATCCTGGTCGTGTAACTTGGAGTACCATCGATATGGTTTTAGTTGACCCCGTTTCTCCCGGAGCAACTGCTCAATTAAATGCTCTATTGGATGCACAAGGATATGCAATTCCTAACGGCCCTGGGGGATCTTATGAAACTATGTCAAAAGGCAAAGGAGCAGCGGCTCTTGGAAATATCCAAATTGAACAATTAGATTCAACTGGTGCCGCTATCGAAAGGTGGACTCTTCAAAACCCATTTGTCAAGGGCGTTAAGTATGGCGATTTAGATTATAGTGCGGAAGACCTTGTAGAAATTACCTTGACTCTTCGTTATGACTGGGCTATCTGTGATATTCTTCCAGGCGACACTACTGCTGGTATTGATACTAACGTTGGTGCAGATATTTCAAAAATTGAGATTGGAGACGCTCAGATGCCACCTCCGGCCAATAGTTTCTTTAATCCCGAAGCATAGTGAGGTTTAAATGGCTTTTTGGACTCTTCGAGATTTCACGCCAAAATTAAAAGATAGGTTTGTTGTGATAATTGGTGGAAGATTTGTGATTGCCGCCAAATCAGTTAGCAAGCCTACTTTAACATTTGACAATAAAGAATACAAAATGATCAATCATCATTTTAAGTATCCCGGATTGCCTAAGTGGAATACAGTTAAGGTCACATTTGTTGATATGGCAGGTCAAGTTGATCGAGCAGGAACTCCCGCTGCAGCCGAACCTGCGGAACCACCGACCAATACCACGAATTCGGATACGGCACAATATCTGATGAAATTGACAACGGATGGAGGTTATTCTAATCCAGATGACACCAAATCAGTTTCAAAACAAGATATGGTAAAGGCACTAGGCGAAGTAATGATCCAGCAGATAGACAATACAGCAACCGGACCGGAAGGTAATAGGAAAATTAAAGTTGTAGAACAATGGAAGTTGATTAATCCAATTATAAAGTCTATCACTTGGGGGGATCTTGGTTATGGTGAGGATGGTTTGGTAGAATACAGTTTAGAACTGGATTATGATTATGCGGAGCATTCAAAAGGACATAATCTTTTTGGAACTCCTGATGTTGAAAGTAAAGAAGATAATAAATGAGGTATAAATGAGAAGAAATAATGAAGACCGATTAATGGACGGTCATAAACCACAAAAAACGGAGGATGCCCCTCAAATGGCTAACCCAATGGATTTTGTAACACCAACAGAGTTTGTTGAACTTCCATCAAAAGGCAGATATCCAACGGGGCATCCACTAAGCGGCCAAGATACAATTGAAATTAAGTATATGACCGCAAAAGACGAGGATTTATTGACGAATCGATCTTTGCTAAGAAAAGGCTTGGCGATTGACCGAGTCGTCGATAATTTGATTAAAGATAAGTCAATCAGAGGAGAATCTTTGTACATTGGAGATAGAAACGCTATTTTAATTTATGCCAGGGCATCAGCATATGGCAATATCTACAAAACAAAAGTTACTTGTCCAAGTTGCGCAATAACCTCAAAACAAAATTTTGATCTAAATGAACATGAATCTTACCATGGTGATGAATATCAAGAGTTTGGGATTGAAATGACGAAAAATATGACATTTAAAACAACATTGCCCCTATCTAAAATTGTGGCAGAGATTAGGCCACTGCTTGGAGTTGACGAACAACAGATGGTCAAGAAAAATAAGAACGATAAACTGTTAGATAATTTAATCACAAACCAAATGAAGCAATTTGTTGTTTCTTTCAATGGCCATGATTCCAAAAAGATTATCAATCATGTAATTGACAATATGACTGCAATGGATTCAAAACATTTAAGAAATGTTTTTAAAGCAATTTCCCCAGATTTACAAATCAAAGATACCTTTGAATGTTCCGAGTGCGGACATGAGGAGGTAATGACGGTACCGTTCGGTGCCGACTTTTTTTGGCCTAACGAATGATTACATGGAGCAAGTCTATGAGACTTTCTTTGTTTTGAAACATTATGGTGGGTGGTCTCTTTTTGAGTTGTATAATCTCCCAGTTGGCCTTCGCGACTGGTGGTTAAAGCGAACCGTCGAGGAATACGAGAAAGAAAAGAAAGAAATGGATAAAGCCAGAAGGTAAGATATGCTCGATGTAAAGTCGAGCATTTTTTCTTATTAACTATTTAGATACAAGAAGGATCTATTCATGCCAACGGAAAAAGAAGACGAAGCAGAACTTGTAAAAATTCAAGAAGAAATGAACAAGAAACTTGAAACTGCGAAAGAATTACAAAGACAGATCGGAAAACTTAAAGATGAAAATCTGAAAAGCGGTCAAACTGAATATGACCGGCTTGTTAAACTTAATGACTTGGAGCAAAAAAAACTCGATGCCTTGAAAGAAGACCTTGTAACAAGGATTAAAACCGGAGAAATTGCTGCCGCGAGCCTCCGCACCGATGCGGAGGGTCTCAAGATTCAAAATGCTCTTAGAGAACAATATAAGGCTTTGGGAATTGACATCCTTGCCCTGGCAGATGAGCATGGAGACAGCGCGGAGGCTATGGAGGAAATAGAATTAAAAATTAACGCGGCCCATGAGAAAAGAATAGAACTTAAAAAAGAAGAAAAGAAACATTCTGAAAATGTAAAATCATTAAATGACAAAATTGCCGGCTCATTGGGCATACAAACAGTTGCCTCCAAAACCATATCCGGACAAGCAGCCAATATGGCCAAGAGTCTCGTTATGGGGGGTGAAGGAACTCTGGCTATTTTATCTGATACATTTAATCTTAAAAATATAATGGCGAACGTTGTAGATGAAGTAATCAAAATAGCAATTGGCTTAGATGATGCCTCAAAATCATTTGGAAAGATGACAGGTTTTGGTAACCAAATGGCAGGAACATTTCAAGATGTGTACGCGAGTACAATAGCGGCCGGTGGTACGATTGAAGAGGCTAATCAAGCAATGGGAGCATTGGCCAATAATTTTGCTGCCTTTAATCCAAAAGCTGAAGCTGCTAACGAATACATGGCAACAAACCTTGTATTGATGCAAAAAATAGGTGTTGATAGCGTGGGAGCAGCCAAATCGATGGACTTCTTTACCAAAGCAATGGGTAAATCAGCAAAACAAGCCACCGATATGACAAGAGAAATTGCAATGATGGGTAAAACAATGGGAGTGACCGCCTCTAAAATGATCTCGGACTTTCAGGCAGTCTCCGGAGACATTGCAATGTACGGTAATAGAACAATGGATGTCTTTAAGAATTTGGCTGCACAGGCGAAGGCAACAGGCGTAGAAATGTCTAGTTTAGTCGCCGTTGGTAAACAGTTTGACACTTTTGAAGGCGCAGCAGATGTTAGTGCTAAACTTAATGCCGTATTGGGGACAAGTATTTCAACAATTGATATGATGAATATGTCATATGATCAAAGAATTGAATATCTTAAACAAGAAATGAGAAGCGTTGGGGCGAATATGGACTCGATGGATCCATACACACAAATGTATGTTGCACAAGCATTAGGTGTTGGCTCCGTCGCAGAGGCTCAAAAGCTTTTGAATGCATCTCAAGCAGATATTGATGCAAATCGAAGAAAACAAGAAGAAGCAAACAAAAGGCAAGAGGAACTTTTAGAATTAACAACACAATTGGTACCGATGGCTCATCAGTTATCGATGGCATTCGCTCAGATGGCTCTTGTTATGTCGCCCGTAATCTCTTTTTTAACTGCTATGTTTGAAGGAATATCAGTAGTAAACAGTGCGATGCATGGGATGATGATACCAACGATAATGGCTCTTATTGTTATTTGGGGCGTGTGGACGTCTAAGATTAAACTCGCAACTATAGCGACTGGAGCGTATAACCTCTGGCAGGGTTTAAAACTTATCTTGTTGAAGAGCACGACAGCCGGAACGATCCCCTCCACCGCAGCCGAGAACGGATCGGTTGTGGCGAAAATAGCTCTTGCCATCGCTGCCAAGATTGCCGCCGGTGGGCTGACTGCAATGGGAACAGCCCTTGTTTTTGCAACCGGTGGTTTAATTCTCATTTTACCAATTATCTTTGCACTTATCGGAGCCTTTTATGATCCTCATTCTCCTCCGTTTTATCTTATTTTTGGAGTTATTGCAATTGCGATTATTGGTTTCGGATTTGCCATCATGGGTGTTATGCCTGTGATCATGGGTCTTATCCTTGGCGTAGTCGCTGCGGCAATAGCGATGGTCACCATGTTTAATGCAATAAAATCAGGCGCACCAGTGGCAATGGAAATGTTCCAAATGTTTATCGACAATACTGATGTTTTACCACAAATTGCAGATGGTATAATGTCCATAGCTGTGGCCATTGGAGCATTGGGAGTAGCAACTGCAGTGTCTTTGTCTGCTGTGCTTTTACTTTTTGCGGCAACCGGGGGTCTTGGCGCAGTTTTAGTTGGAATAGGAATGATAGGCGGGGGATTGATGCTAGCAGGGCTTGCGGTTTCCATGGAAAGGATCGGCACCGGCATGAAAAATTTTGGAGCTGGCTTAGCACAAATTAAATCAATAACTTCTGAGTTGAATGCCGCTACAGCAAATGGATTTTTGGCTGTTAGAACTGACGGGTCAGCGACAAGCATGATTTTGGGATCAAATGAGATGATAAAGAATTTTGTTGATGGAAATATCACGGTCGATGTTAATATCCCAGAAATGAAGATACCAAAAACAGAAGTAAACGTGTATCTGGATGGCAAAAAAATGGAAGGTATAGTTAAGAAAGTTATTTCGAGGGCTGGTTAATGACCTTTTGGAAAGAATACTCAGACAGTGGAAATGGAAAAGGAAACCAGGGGGCAAATAGTATTTCATATGATTATGTTTCCAAAATTTACATTGGTTCTGGTGTTTCCAATAGGTTTGTAGAATTCCCCGCTTTTATCAGAGATCTCAAGTACACCGTCGACAAAGAAACAGAAACAATCTCGGATAAAGATAAACAGGGCACTCTTTACATTGAAAGATCGAGCACTGTCTCAATGAATTTAGATTTTGATGTTCCGGCTAACAGCGCAAAAGAGGCAAAACATAATCTTATTAGAGTTAGCGAAATAATGAGGATGATTTCAACTAGCACCAATACTCCTCAAAAAGGGGATGTTGACACCCACTCACGAGTTTACATTTTGTTTTCAAATTTGATATCAAGAGGCTCGTTTAATACCAGCGATGTGATTACTTCTATTAAACAATTAAAAAAAGACGGATTACCCGGATATATAAAAGATTTTGATTACACTCCTGATATTGATGCCGGTTTTTTCTATGATAAAGAATATCGTGCTCCCAAAAATATCAAAGTAAAAATAACCATGTCGATTGAAGCATTGCCCAAAGAAAATATACAAAAAGTTTTACAACCCGCGCCGGATTCAGCGGAAAACCCTGAACTCACGACAGTGTTAGCAGAAGCTGATTTTGAAATGAGTGACGAAAATAAATCACGATGGGTGATTAGAGGCTTGAGTAGCTCCGGTGAATTTACTAATGGCGACACCGGAGGGTTTCCGTTCGGGGTAAAAGTAAGAGATTCTAGACACACAAAAAAGGATTTTTCATATGAAAAAATGAATAAATTTGAATCTTCAAATTATTCCGACAAGGTTGGGTCTTATTTTATGATTGGAAACTGGTACAGTAAACCAACAGGGAAGAAGAAGCCCAAAGCCACCGAAACTGTATTAAATAAATTGTATGGCAATCAATTTTATAAATCTTACCATACACCTGCTTATTGTTGTTTCAGGATGTTTCTCGAGGACTTTAAGTTTTCCAAAAAAACAAACTTGGAACTCAAAAAGGTTGTAGGCTCAGATG